GGTGCTAAAGCATTACGCTCGTACAATCGAACCAAGTCAGGTGAGGTGTACATAATTGTAAACAACGCATGGCCTGATTGGGTTAAGATAGGGCAATCAATGAGTGCAGAAGACAGATTGAACAGTTACCAAACAGGTAGCCCAATGCGTGACTACAGACTAGCCTATGCTGTCTATGCTAAAGACAGACGTAAGGCAGAACGTGAAGCCCACAAGAGGGCAGAGGAAGTAGCAGAGCGTAGTGGTGAGTGGTTCAAGATGTCTGTTGGTCAGGCAAAGGAGTGTATACAGCATGGACTTTGATTTCTTATTTAAGTTGGTATGTACTGTATCATTCTTTGGTGTGAGTATATGCCTGTGTATCAAGTGGATTGTAGAATCATATCTTGACTACATACAAGTAACAACAGGTATCAGGGTAGCAACCCTTCAGTCTCTTAAAGATAGTTTAGACATACAAGAAAAGATAGAGAGAGGTAATGACGATGACCCTACTGCTTATTGATGGAGACATTGTAGCATACAAGGCAGCAGCATCTGCTGAGACACCCATTAATTGGGGTGATGGTTTGTGGACTTTGCATAGTTTTGAGGATGAGGTAGCGATACGTATCAAAGACCAGATAGAGAAGCTGGTTGATGAAGCACCTGTTAAAGATTGCATCGTGGCTCTCTCAGATAAAGAGAACTATCGCAAGGACATTGCCTCATATTACAAAGCTAACCGCAAGGACATACGCAAACCAATGCTGCTTCCTTGGGCTAGGGATTACATATCAAGTGAATACAACACAATAATTTATAGGAGACTAGAAGCTGATGATGTTCTTGGAATATTGGGTACATCAAATCCAGATACTATTATATGGTCTGAAGATAAAGACTTGCTCACTGTACCAGCAAGGCATTGGATTGATGGCGAGATTGTTACAATCAGTGAAGCAGAAGCTGACTACCGTTTCTATTACCAAACTCTGGTTGGGGATAGTACAGATAACTACAGCGGCTGTCCAACTGTTGGCCCCAAGACTGCTAATAAACTTTTATCTTCTGGTTGTCGATGGGATACGGTGGTTGCTACGTTTGAGAGTAAAGGTTTATCTGAAGAGGTAGCATTAGAGAACGCTAGACTAGCACGTATCTTACGTGATGGTGAGTATGATACAGACACAGGAGAAGTAAAGCTATGGCATCCCACGAAAACTTTATGATAGCTAAAGCCAGAGAACTAGAAGAAAAGTGGAAGCAAGCAGACCAACAATCTGACATGGTTAATAGTCCACCCCACTATTCAGATGGTAACATTGAAACCATTGACTACATCGTGGATGTACTAGGTGAGTACGAAGCTATCAGCTACTGTCATGGTAACGTAATCAAATATACAGGCTCACGCTTATGGAAGAAGGATGATCCTATCCAAGACGCAGAGAAAGCTGTATGGTATTTGAATAAGATGATTGAACTAATGAAGAAAACACAAGGGGTAAACTGGTGAACGAAGTAACATTTACATACACATCTTACGATGAGGATACTGAGGAATACTTGGGAGAGGTAACACATTCCTTCCGTACTGAGGGGTTTCTACCTGAGATGTTATACAACTTCAAAGCTTTCTTGCAGGGTGTAGGTTTTAATTATGTGTCAGAAGTATATGCAATTAAGAATGATGGACAAGAGGTAGGTGAGGAATGATGAACTTCTATGAGTATCAACTAAACGCTATTAAGACAGCAGTATACCCTAAGAAGTATGCTATCTCATACCCTGCATTGGGTCTGGCTGAAGAGGCTGGTGAGGTTGCTGGTAAGATTAGTAAGATGATGCGTGATGGCATATCAATGCAAGACCAGAAGCAAGCTATTGCAGCAGAGATGGGTGATGTACTCTGGATGCTGGCTGCACTAGCATATGATTGTGGCTTGTCATTGCAGACCATTGCAGAGATGAACGCAGAGAAACTAAAGAAGCGGCAGGAAAAGGGTACACTACACGGTGAGGGAGATAACCGATAATGGATAGCTATCAATCATACATACACGCCAGCCGCTACGCACGTTGGCTAGAAGATAAAGGTAGGCGTGAGACTTGGGAAGAAACTGTAGACCGTTGGTGGAACTACATGACTGACAAGTTCCCTGCCCTTGAGCAGAGGCAGGATGTTAAAGTTGCTATCCATGACCTTGAGGTTGTTCCCTCAATGCGTACTATTATGACAGCAGGTGAGGCACTAGACCGTAACCAAGTAGCTGCATACAACTGTAGCTTCCTAGCTGTTGATGACCCCAAGGCTTTCGATGAGGCATTGCTTGTACTCATGTGTGGCACAGGGGTAGGCTTTAGTGTTGAGCGTCAGTTCATTCAGAAACTACCTGAAGTACCAGCAGAACTTAACGAGACTGATGAGGTTATTGTAGTAGCAGATAGTAAAGAGGGGTGGGCAAAGGCACTACGTCAAGTCATCTCTCGCCTGTATGCTGGTGAGATACCCAAGTGGGATGTGTCTAAGGTACGTCCTGCTGGGGCTAGGCTCAAGACATTTGGTGGACGTGCCTCAGGTGCAGAGCCACTAGAGAACTTGTTTAAGTTCGCTATCTCTACGTTCAAGAAAGCAGCAGGACGCAAGCTTAATAGTCTTGAGTGCCATGACCTCATGTGTCAGGTAGCTGCTGCTGTAGTTGTAGGTGGTGTACGTAGGTCAGCCATGATTAGCTTGTCTAACCTGAGTGATGACCGTATGCGTCACGCTAAGATGGGTAACTGGTGGAACGATCAGGTCAACCGTAGCTATGCTAACAACTCTATCAGCTTTACTGAGAGGCCTGACATGGGTAGCTTCCTACGTGAGTGGACATCCATCTATGAATCTAAGTCAGGTGAACGTGGTATCTTCAACCGTGAGGCAGCTAAAGCAAAGGCTGTATCTATCGGACGTGAACCACGTGATGACTTTGGTACTAACCCATGTGGTGAGATTAGCCTACGCAGCAAGCAGTTCTGTAATCTGTCAGAGGTTATCATTCGTGAGACTGATGGCATGGATGAACTAAGAAAGAAGGTAGAGATTGCCACCATCATCGGTACAATCCAGTCTGCTCTGGTTGATTTCAAATACCTATCACCTAAGTGGAAGCGTAACTCAGAAGAGGAACGGCTGCTGGGTGTGTCACTCACTGGTATCTTTGACCATAAGATTATGTCAGGACAGGGTGAGTACGAGGCTAACATTCTTGCAGGTACACTAGCACAACTAAGAGAGATTACACGTGAGACTAACAAAGAGTGGGCAGCAAAGCTAGGTATCCCTGAATCAAAAGCTATCACGACAGTCAAGCCTAGTGGCACTGTGTCGCAGCTTGTTAATAGCGGTAGCGGTATACACCCTCGCTATGCTAAGTATTATATAAGAAGAGTGAGAGCAGATGTTAAAGACCCTTTGGCTACGTGGATGCAAGATAAGGGAGTGCCTTGTGAAACAGATGTATATAATCCGCAAAACTTGGTATTCAGTTTCCCAATGAAATCTGCTGAGAATAGTTTGACACGACATGATGTGTCTGCTATTCAGCATCTAGAACTGTGGCTCAAGTATCGTAAGCACTGGACTGACCACAATCCATCAGTCACTATCTATGTGGGTGAGGAAGAATGGGCAGAGGTAGGTGCATGGGTGTACAAACATTGGGATGAAATCTGTGGTGTATCATTCCTGCCACGTGAAGATGACAACCATAGCTATGCTCAAGCCCCATACGAAGAGATTGATGAGGATACTTACCTTGAATTAAAGGAACAAGTACCTGATGTAGACTTCTCTGAATACACAGAACTAGCTGATAATACTACATCTTCTCAGGAATTAGCCTGTACAGCAGGTGTATGTGAAATCTAAAGTTACAACATTAGCGAAAGTTTGTTTATTATGAGAGTATTAGGCAACGATTTTAACATCACAGATGGACTACTTAACCACCTTAAAGAGTTGTATCCTAACAAACTGCCGCTTGGACACGTTACCCCTGAGGAACTAAGCTTTCTTCAGGGGCAACAATCAGTCATCGACAAGTTGATAGAGTTACAACACACAGATTTTGAGGATTAATATTATGGGTTCAATTTTAGGTGGACCAAAAGCACCACCAGTTATGCCAACACCTGCACGTCCTGTGACAGCAGTAACTAAGACACCAGACATTGAGTTGGAAGATACAAGTCTAGAATCAGACCAGCTTACCAAGAAGAAGAAGGGTAAGAAGGCACTGAAGACACCATTAACTGACACCGCTACACAGACAGGTAGCACTGGTGCTGGTCTACAGATTCCTAAAGCTAATACAGGTGGTATGTAATGGGTGGAATAAGAACAGCCGTGGGCTTGGGTAAAAAAATGGGTGCTATAAAAAAAGCAGCACCTGCTTCTACACCAACTACAGCCGCAGCAAAGAGTACAGAAGACACAGAAGTTTCAGAAATCGAAACTGATTCAGGCATGATGCAAAAGAAAAAGAAGGGCAAGAAAGCCCTAACACTCAGCCCTGCTGCTGCTAACGTAGGTGGTGAAGGCTCAAGTGGTCTTAACATTCCAACTTCGTAAGGAATAACTAATGGAACAAGAAGTAGGAACAGTAGCTAAACGCTACAGTCAATTAGAAAGTGAGCGTGATACGTTCCTAGAACGTGGACGTGAAGCAGCGAGGCTAACTATCCCTACTCTTTTGCCAGACGAAGGGCATAGCAGTTCATCTGTATATGCTACACCGTATCAAGGCATTGGGGCAAGGGGTGTAAACAACCTTGCATCGAAACTATTGATGGCATTGTTGCCACCCAATAGCCCTTTCTTTCGCCTGACCATTGACGACTTTGATCTGCAAGCTATTGCAGGTGATAACCGTGGTCAAGTAGAAGAAGGTCTAGCACGTATTGAACGTGCAGCTATGCAGGAAATTGAAAGTAAAGCCATACGTGTGCCTGTCTTTGAGGCACTAAAGCTTCTTATCGTAACTGGTAATGCTTTGGTATACATGCCTAAACAGGGTGGTATGAAAGTATATAGACCTGACCGCTACACTACCAAGCGTGATGCTATGGGCAATGTCCTAGAGATTATCACCAAGGAAAGTGTTGCAGCTATGATGCTGCCTGATACAGTCAGGGATATGATACCCCCATCAGATACACCAAAGAAAAACTATGACCTGTATACCTGCCTCAAGCGTACTGTTAAAGGCTTTGAGGTACATCAAGAGGTAGCTGGTATCGAAGTACCTAATTCACGTGGTACATTCAAAGAAGACCAGAACCCATTCATTCCATTACGTTTTATCCGTATTGATGGTGAAGATTATGGACGTGGTTTCATCGAAGAATACATCGGTGACTTGCGTTCACTTGAGGCATTGACCCAAGCTATTGTGCAGGGTAGTGCTGCATCATCTAAAGTATTATTCTTGGTACGTCCTAACGGTAGCACCAAGTCAGCGAACCTAGCCAAAGCAGCAAACGGTGCGTTCCTGACAGGTGATGCTAACGATGTATCAACACTACAGGTGCAGAAGTCAGGTGATTTCCGTGTAGCCCTTGAGACTATGCGTATGATTAACGAGCGTCTGGCTGCTGCGTTTCTACTTAACTCTTCCATTCAGCGTCCAGCAGAACGTGTAACTGCCGAAGAGATTAGGTATATGGCACAGGAACTTGAGACTGCTTTGGGTGGTGTATACTCCATCCTGTCCCAAGAGTTCCAGCTACCACTCATCAACCTGCTACTTGAATCATTGACTAAGCAGGGCAAGATGCCTCGTATGCCTAAGGACAGTGTTAAACCTACTGTCGTCACAGGTATCGAAGCACTTGGACGTGGACAAGACTTGAATAAACTAGCAGCATTTCTCCAATACCTACAGCCTCTAGGGGCAGAGGTTATCCAGAGTGAAATGAATCTAGGTGACTACATAGACCGTTTGGCTGCATCACTTGGTATTGATACATCTGGCTTGATTAAATCACCAGAGCAGAAACAACAAGAGATGATGCAACAACAAATGATGATGCAACAACAGATGGAACAGCAAGCAGCTATGGGTGCAATGCAAGCAGCAGCACCACAAGTAGCTAAAGGCGTAGTAGAATCGGAGTAACAGATGGCAGAAGCCTTAAATACTTATCAAGAAGAAACACCAGAATCACAGGAACATATTCAAGCTATGCTCGACAAGGAGCGTACTGAAACTGAAGAGCGTCCTGACTGGTTGCCTGAGAAGTTTAAGTCTGCTGAAGATATGGCTAAAGCTTACTCAGCATTAGAGAGTAAGCTTGGTCAACCCAAGCAGCAAGAAGAGACTACAGAAGAAGTAGAAGTCACAGGTAATGAGAGTGCTTCTGATGTAGCACAGTTATTGGATGACAAGGGACTAGACTTTGATGTATTCCAACAGGAGTACGCAGAGAATGGTGGCTTGTCTGAAGATGCGTATCAAGCCTTGCAAGAGGCTGGGTTCCCACGCAGCATGGTTGATTCATGGGTTGCAGGTCAGGATGCACTAGCTGCACAGATGACCGCACAGATGTATGAAGTTGCTGGCGGTGGAGAACAGTACGCACAAATGGTTCAGTGGGCAGCAGATAACCTTCCAGATAATGAGGTTAATGCCTACAATGCGACAATGGAAAGCGGTGACCCTAATATGATTAGGTTAGCCGTACAAGGTCTTAACGCACGTTATCGTTCTGAGGCAGAACCTACACTAATGCAAGGTGGCACAGGTGCTGTATCCTCAGGTGGGAAGTTTGAAAGCACTGCGGAACTCACTGCTGCAATGAGTGACCCTAGATATGCTAAAGACCCTGCCTACAGGCAAAGCGTAGCTGATAAGTTGGCTAAGTCTAGTCTGTTCTAAATTGTTGCATGGGATTGGGGGGCTTGCTCCCCTCTCCTTTTAAGTACACCTAACGTGGGTGTATTTAATAGGGGACGCCCTATACACGAAAGCAAACATACAAACGATTACCCCTGACCCCTTGCGAGGGACAATCTTGGAGAAAGGATGTAATGTAATGCAGAGTGTAACTACAACTCAACATTAACATTACTAAGAGGTAATTTAAAATGGCACAAGCTGCTTCAAACCCTGCTTACACCGTAAGCTCTCAGGGTCAGAATAACCTCTCAGGTGACGTAAGAGACCTGTTTCTCAAGCTGTATGCTGGGGAAGTCCTTACCGCCTTTGAGGAAAAGAAAGTCCTTATGGACAAGGTGCGTACTCGCACAATTTCAAAAGGTAAGTCTGCATCATTCCCAATGACAGGACGTGCAACTGCCGAATACTTGACCCCAGGAAACGAGATTACTGGTGGCAACATTCGTGCAGGTGAGCGTATCGTCACGATTGATGACTTGCTTATCTCAAGCCAGTTCATTGCTAACATTGACGAAGCAATCAACCACTACGATGTACGTAGCATCTACTCAAAAGAAGCTGGTATCGCATTGGCTAACGAAGCTGACCGTAACGTAGCACGTATGCTCGTTAAGGCTGCTCTGGCAACCAACGCAACTGCTGCTGCTGGTCTTATCCAAGACTACAAAGCTTTCACTGAGGAAGACTTTACAGACAACGTAGACATCGGTACAGCTACTGCTGATTCACTTGACCCAGCTAAGATTGCTAAAGCTATCTTTGATGCTCGTAAAGAGATGGAAGTCAAGAACGTACCAACTGAGGGTGCAACCGTTGTTCTGGCTCCTGACCAGTACTATGCACTGCTTGACGTTACTGATGGTAGCAAGCTGACATACATGAACCGTGACTTTGGTGGCACAGGTTCAGTAGCAGGTGCTACAGTACCATCAATCGCTGGTATGCCTGTTATCATGTCAAACCATGCTAACGTAAACAACCTGTATGCTTCACTGGTAACAGGTAATGCTGCGGAAGGTGAGACTTCTGACAACCAGCCTTTAGCTAACACTGCTGGTTCAGGCCGTACAACTCATTATGACCTGCCAACTGCTGCTGTTGACACTCGTGACATGGTTGCAGAAGCCAAGCAGTTCCGTGGATTTGTCTTTACTCCTGATGCCGTTGCTACTGTCAAGTTGCTTGACCTTGGTATGGAATCAGAGTACCAGATTAATCGTCAAGGCACACTGATGGTAGCCAAGTACGCAATGGGGCATAACGTCCTGCGTCCTGCTTGCTGCATCGGCTTGTCTGAGGTATAATCAACGAGGGGAGAGGTTTCTAGAGCCTCTCTCCTTTTTTATTTGGAGTAAGATATGCCTGAAGTTGGTGGAAAGAAATACAAATATACTAAAGAAGGTGTAGCTGCTGCTCAAGCTGAAGCCAAGAAAACAGGCAAGAAGATGTCATTTGGCGGTAAGCCACAAAAGCAGGTAGCTGCAATCATGGCTAAGTACGGAAAGAAAAAAGCATGACTATTCAACATGCAGGTGAAACCTTCAAGGGTTTACGTATACCTAAGAGAACGCCTAGTCATGCCACTAAGTCCCATGCTGTATTAGTAGGTTCAAAGACTGATCCAAAGATAATTAGATTTGGTGAGCAGGGTGCTAAGACAAATCAGAATGAAAAGCAACGCAGGTCTTTCAAAGCTAGACATCGTAAGAATATAGCTAGAGGTGAAAGTAGTGCAGCATATTGGGCTAATAAAGTAAAATGGTGATAACATGGCAGGAACAACTAAATTAGATGCGGTCAACACAATGCTTTCTGCCATTGGCGAAGCACCAGTTAGTAGTCTATCATCTGGCTTGCTTGAGGCAGAGATAGCAGAATCTATATTAGATACAGTTGACCGTGAAGTGCAGTCTATGGGCTGGCACTTTAATACAGAATTAAATAAGTCATATGCACAGGATATTAATGGTGAAATCATTCTTGGTAATGATATCCTACGTGCAGATGCAACACAAAAACCAGACAGTCCAGACCTAGTACAACGTGGTCTGAAGATGTATGACAGAAAGAACCATACATTTACAATCAATGCAGAGGCAGCACTTGATGTTGTCGTACAGCTAAACTTTGCAGATTTACCAGAGGTGGCTAAACGCTACATAGTAATGAGAGCCACACGTATCTTCCAAGATAGGGTTGTAGGTTCCAACACATTACATGATTTCCAAATACGAGATGAGGCACAAGCACTAACAGAACTTAAAGAGTTCGACAAGGCTGCTGATGACCACAACATCTTTGACAACTATGACACCTTTAGTATTATCGACAGGCAGGGACGGAGAACACTCTAATGGCACTCATCAGTCAATCTATCCCCAATCTGATTAACGGTGTATCACAACAACCACCATCTCTACGTCTTAATACACAGGCAGAGTTACAGGAAAACGGCTTATCTAATGTTGTTACAGGTTTGTCCAAGCGTCCTAGTTCCCAGCACATTGCTGACTTAGGAGTTATTAGTAATCTAGACAAAGCCTTTATCCATACTATCCGTAGAGATGAGAATGAGTTCTACTCTATGGTTATTGATACTGCTGGTACAATCAGTGTATTTGACAAGGATGGTGTATCAAAGACTGTAACTAATAATGCAGCCTCATACCTATCTGGATTGACTGACCCAAGCCAAGAGTTGGCTGCTGTTTCTATTGCTGATACAACTTTTATTCTTAACAAGAACACAGTAGTAGCTAAAGGAACTAACACATCACCCTCACGTAATCCTGAGGCATTGGTGTATGTCAAACAAGCTGACTACTCTTCAACATACAGATTAAAACTAACAAAGGGTGCAAGCACAAGCACTGTTGAGTTTGCTACTAAGTCATCGACACAGAGTAGTACATCACTAACACAGAACGCTGAACGTGGTGCATCAACAGACTTGATTGCAAATAACTTAAACTCGTTCTCAGCTTCGTCTGTCAATACCACATTTTATGATAACATTACTAATGGCTCTGCTGTCACAGGTTTGACACTTACACGCTATGGTTCTGTTATACACATTCAGTCAGATGACAGCACAGACTTTACAGTAGAGGTGGGTGATTCACACGGTGGTGACCACTTACTCTTATTCAAGGGTGAGACTGCTGACTTTAAGAAGCTGCCCATAGAGGGGCCAGTAGACTTTAACATCAAAGTATCTGGTGACAACCAAAAGGCACAGGACGATTACTACGTCAAGTTTACAGCAGACGGTGTGTGGAAAGAAACCATTGAGCCTAACATTATCATAGACCTTGATGCTACCACCTTACCACACAAACTAGCGAAGCAACCAGACGGTAGCTTTATCTTTGATGAGGTTAGCTACGCTGACCGTAAGGTGGGTGATGATGGTACTAACGACTTCCCTTCATTCATAGGTTATACCCTTGCTGACATCTTCTTCCATCGTGATAGACTAGGTGTCCTAGCTGATGAGAATGTTATCTTTGCACGTGCAGGTGAATACGTTGAGTTTGATTTCTTCCGTAAGTCTACACTTACTATTGTTGACAGTGACCCCATTGATGTTGCAGTATCCTCTAATAAGGTTAGTATTCTTAAACATGCTGTACCCTTCAACGAGGCCTTACTACTCTTCTCAGACCTAACACAGTTCAAGCTAACTGCTGACCCTGTGCTTACCCCTGAGACTGTGAACATTGCTAACACTACAGAGTTTGAAGCATCCCTCAGAGCCAAGCCAGCACAAGCAGGTAAGTTTGTGTACTTTGCCTCTAAGCGTGGTGCATGGTCTGGTATGTGGGAGTACTATGTAGATACAGATACAGATACTAACGATGCTACAGAATCTACAGCACACGTACCTGAGTATCTTAATGGTGAGATAATCAATATCCAAGCATCATCCAACGAGGATATGCTACTAGTACAGACTGACAATGACCCACAGGCCTTGTATGTATACAGGTACTACTGGTCAGGCAGAGAGAAGCTACAGTCGTCATGGTCACGCTGGGTGTTTGACGGTGATGTAATAGGATGCTCATTTAACCGTGCTGACATTACACTGCTAATCAAGAGAGATACTAATTTATATCTTGAGCGTATCAACCTATCAGTAGATGATGCAACGAACTACACCTCAGGTCAGTTCTCCATTCATCTAGATAGACGTGTTATGCTTGAGACTGCTGGTCTAACTACAGTACCATACACTGATCCTGATACAATCTACATTGATGAGACAGGTAAGGTAATAACTCTTGCTAGTGTAGCAGGTAAGTTAGCTGACGGTGAGGTAGTCTTTGCTGGTGTACCGTTTACATTTAAGTACCAGTTCTCAGAGCCAGTAGTTAAACAGAATAACCAACCAATAACAACAGGTGTTATGCACGTCAGGAACTATGCAGTTGTATATAACAACACAGGTTACTTTGAGGTAGACGTAACACCACTTAGACGCAGCACATATAATCGTAAGTTTACTGGACGTATTATTAGTGGTGCTGCTAACATCCTTAATAGAGCCGCTATTGATTCAGGTACATACAGGTTTGGTGTCATGGCACACTCAGACGAAGTAGACATTGTACTCAAGAGTGATAGCCACCTGCCTTGTGTATTCCAATCGGCAGAGTGGGAAGGCTTCTATGTGCTACGTTCTAGGAGAATGTAATGAAAGTCCATGTGAGACAGAGTACCCAAGATGATGTTGAATATCTTTGTGACAACTTACGCCCTGAGGATAGGGAAGAGGTACTTGCCTCACATGGTAGCACTAGAGAGGCCTTACAGGTAGGCTTTGATGAATCAGAAGAATGTTGGACTATCACTGTGAAAGACACAGGTGAGATAGCTGGTATATATGGACTAGCTAAGTATGACGATGACGTAGCAGTACCGTGGTTACTGACCACACCTGCTATTAAAAAGGTATGGCTACCATTCCTACGTGGCTCACGTAAATGGGTAGAAGAAGCTAATCAAAAATACCCCCTACTTACTAATGCAGTAGATGCAGACTATACTGTAGCTATCAACTGGCTACGTTTTGTTGGTTTCACATTTATCAAGAAACATGAGAAATGGGGCGTAGGTAATAAACCATTTCTAGAATTTGTGAGGATACGATAATGGCGTGGCAAGCTTTAGCAGCAGCAGGTATGGTAGGCTTAGAATACCTAAATGCTAAAAACCAAGCAGAAGAACAAAATAGACTTCATGTTGAAAACTGGCAACGTGCTTCTCAAGCACAGAATTTAAAAATACAGCAATTAAACAAACGTGCTATACAAGAATCTGAAGCAATAGCACAAAGTAAATTTGACTTAGCTATAGCCACGCTTGAGAATCAAGAAAGACGTGCTGTTGTTGGTGGTGAAACTGGTTTAAGTGGTAGTGCCATTGATAACTTTATTAAAGACCCTATGACAAAACGCCTCAGGGCTGAAACTAAGTTTAAGGCTCAAGAAAAAGCTATCTTAGATGAAATAGAATTACAAAAGATAGGTGTTACATCGGAAACAGAAAACAGAATTGCATCTGTACCTATGGGACAAGAGCCAGATATAATGATGTACGCTGCAAAAGCTGCCCTTGGTGCAGCTATGGCTCATTTTGGAACACCCTCTGCTACAGATGTAGCAAAAGAACAACTAGCTGTTCAAGCCGAAGCTGCTCGTTTATCTGCAATTCAAACTGGAACTTTTGTTGGCCCCATGCCAGCACCACAACCTAATGCTTGGACTAGTATTCAGAACTTTTTTCAATAGGAATTAAACATGGCTAAAAAAAGAATACAAGTAGCTGATTTAGATGCTTCCATATCTAATGTAAAGCCTGTAGCTTCAGTAGTAGATAGCTATGTAAGACCTGCTGAACAAACAGGAAGGACTTCTAATTTAGAATTTTTTATGAGTGCTATTACTCCTGCTATAGAACAAAAGATTAAGCAAGAGCAAGAAAGTAAAAATAAATTAGCAGATGCTGTTGTAAGTGGTGTACTAGATCAACAAGCATTTCAAGCTAAAAATGCAGTTAGAAGTCTAACAGAGTTAGCCGAACAAGATTATTTAGAAAACACTGATCTTTATCTATCTATGAGCAAAGAGGAAGCATCTGCACATAGACAAGCTAACTATGTAGAATATTATAAAGAGTTAGGTAAAAACAACGTACATCCTTCTGTAGTTAATCTAATTAAAAAGGATATGGAAGTTGTTGAGCATACTTTCTTTACTAAGGTATTTATTCCTGAAAAGTTTAAGAAAGATACAAACGATGCTTTAACTAATAACTTAGCACCTCAATTACAGACGTTAGCA